GTTCAAGCCCCAGCGTTGCGCGATGGCTGCTCATATGTACCGCAGATGGCTTGCCCGCCAAATAGCACAATGAGGGGAGGGGGGAACGCTTTTGATTAGTTTTTGGTTGGTATTTATGTTCCCCCCAAACCTTTAGCACCAACGAGAAATGAAATACCGAGTCAACTACACCTACTTTGACCAAAGCAAAATGAGGGCTGCTAAATGGGAGCAGAGAGAAAAAGACTTTCAAACGATGGAAGAAGCTTTACTCTTTATCAAAAAGCATGACTGGAATGTATCATTCCGCAACGCTAACATTCAGCCAGTACCCTAAATGAACTACATCGTACAATATGATAAGTTGGTTGCTGAGAACACTTGGCTTGAGGGCTTACAAAGAGTTTTTAAGTATGAGGTAGAGGCAGCCAAGTACGGAAGGCAGCTGACCCGAAGCAGCGAGCATACAAATGTCAAGGTGTACCAGTTGTGAACTACAACAATGATTTTAAATATGACCTTGAGCTGGGCCAGCTTGGAGAAATGCTAATTGGCAAACTCTTATCCAGTAGAACGATAGAGGTCAAATTTGATTTTGGATGTTACCGCACTGGAAACTTCTATATAGAATACCAGTCAAGAAATAAGCCCTCAGGCATAGCCACAACAAAAGCAGATTACTGGATGCTTATAGCAGCTTCAGAATATGGGCAAAGACTAAAAAGCTACCAAGAGCAAATCCAAAAAGAGGACATTCTATACGCAGTCCTAATTGAAACGGAACGACTAAAAGACCTTTGCAGAAACAAACCTTATAAGATGGGAGTAAAGGGTGGAGATAGTAATACCTCTCTTGGCGTTCTGATTAAAGCGCAAACACTTTTATGAGCAAGAAAAACAAAATGTCTACCTATGGCTCAAGAACTAGAATGAACCAAAATAGGTCTACCTTCTTTCAAACCTTTATAGCTCCAAACCATTTTGCAACTCCGTTCAGGCTGCTTGACCACATTATGCTTATTGGAAAGCACAAGGGTAAAAACCTAAACGATTTAGAAACCTCCTACATTCAATGGATGCACGACAATATGGAAATGGGAGGCGCACATAGAGCAATAGTCAAGGAAATTTTAAAATCAAAAAAATGAGCATTGAAACTTTTAAATATATAGGAAGCGTACATTTGCTCCCCCACATCTCTATCACCTATGACTCTGACATTTGCGAAGGTTGTGTATCTATCGGGTGGCTATGGTGGGGAGTTAGCTTAGTTAGCAAGACTGGGATGCACCTATGAAGAAACACACCAAACTCTATCTTAAAGAAATGGGCTATGATGAAACGGACTGGATTCCTTGCGAGGTATGCAACCGTCAAGCCGTAGACATCCACCACATAGAAGCTAGAGGCATGGGAGGAAGTAAAGGAGCTGACACAATAGAAAACCTAATGGCCCTTTGTAGGAATTGCCATATAACCTACGGAGATGTCAAGCACCATAAGGAGTGGCTTAAACAAACTCACCATAAAAAGTTACTTAATAGAAATCATTGAAAAATACAAGCAGATACAATGGCATTTGAAAAAGGAGTAAGTGGTAACCCAGCTGGCAAACCTAAGGGTGCGACCAACAAGACCACCAACAAAATCAGGGAGGCTTTTCAAAAACTCATAGAGGACAATTTGGAGAACATGACCGTTTGGCTTTCTGATGTAGCAGCCGATGACCCAAAGGCAGCCCTTGACATTATGGCTAAGCTTGGAGAGTACACCACACCAAAGCTGGCGCGTGTGGAGAACAAGCTAGAAACTGAAGAGGGCATTACCGAAATCAAACTGAACTTTGTCAAGCCTAGAGATTAACTACGGGCCAGTCTTTGAAAGAAACTGGGAAGCCGACACGAAAATAATAGTTAATCAGGGGGGAACACGGTCAGGAAAGACCTATTCCCTTTTGCAGCTTCTTATTGTCTTATCTTTTCAAACTAAGGGAAAGGTATACACGATAGTGAGAAAGTCGCTCCCATCGCTTAAAATGACCGCCTATCGGGATTTCTTTGAGATACTAAACAACTTAGGTCTTTATTCAGAAAGCGACCACAACAAAAGCGACTACACCTACAACCTCAACGGAAACCTATTTGAGTTCATTTCACTAGACCAACCACAAAAGAAAAGGGGAGCTAGGCGAGATTATCTTTTTTGCAATGAGGCAAACGAACTTACTTGGGAAGACTTTTTTCAGCTCCTAGTTCGTACCACTGGCAAGATATGGCTAGACTATAACCCCTCTGATTCATTCCACTGGATTTATGACCGCCTACTTACCCGTGACGATGTAACCTACATTCAGTCAACCTACAAGGATAACCCCTTCCTTGACCAAACTATTGTGGACGAGATAGAACGCCTACGGGGTACGGATGAAGACTACTGGCGTATCTATGGACTTGGAGAGCGTGGTATGTCAAGAGCTACCATTTTCCAATTCCAAATAGCTGAAGAGGCAAAAGGTCAGGTGGTAGCTTATGGGCTTGACTTTGGTTTTACCAATGACCCCACCGCACTGATAAAAGTCTACAAGGATGGGGATAACCTATACCTAGAGGAAAAGCTATACCATACCAACCTCACCAACCAAGACATAAGCCAAAAGCTCACGGAGCTGGGCATGACTAGGTACGATGAAATTTGGGCAGACTCAGCAGAGCCAAAGAGTATTGAGGAACTGCATAGGATGGGCTGGAATGTCAAACCCACCGCCAAAGGTGCTGACTCAGTTATGGCTGGCATAGACATACTAAAAAGGCACAAGCTTCACATTGTCAAGGGTAGCCTGAACCTAACAAAAGAGCTACAAAACTATAAGTGGCAAGAAGACAAGAACGGAAACCTATTGAACCGCCCAATAGATGCCTTTAACCACTTGGTAGATGCAATGAGATACGCTACCTTTAACCGACTTTCTAGACCTAACTACGGGCGTTATGCCATACGATAAGCCGTGCTGCGCTATTAGTGAGTTTTGGTTGAACATCTGCACGGCTGAGCCATCTCTTTTTAGGGGTGGCTCTTTTTTTGCTGGAAATCGGTACATTTATAACAATGAAACTGCTAGAATTACTCGCCACCAAACACAAGGACTGGGTTAAAATGGTCAAGAGCTTTGGCTGCCCTGAAGCCATAGCCGAAGACTTTGTACAAGAGATGTACCTACGGCTAGATAGGTATTCAATAGACCCTGAGAAAATAATGTACAAGGATGAGGTAAATACCTTCTTTGTTTATGTGACCCTTAGAAACCTATGGGTAGACTATACCAAAGCCAAAAAGAGAATAGAGTTTTTTAACCAAGCCCCCAAAGACACCTACGGAGAATACTACCCCAGCCAAGAGGAAGAGATGCAAGAGCTGGTAGAGGATATTTGGCAAGAGGTCAAGTCGTGGCACTGGTATGATGAAAAACTTTTTACCATTTACATACAAAGCGAGATGAGTATGAGGGACTTATCTAAGGAAACCAAAATATCCCTCCGTTCAATTTTTAACACTATCAAAAATGGAAAAGAAAGAATCCAAACAAACTGCAAAGAAGCCTACGACTCGTACAAGGAAGCGGGCGAAAGGGCTTGGTGATACCATTGAGCAAATCACTACTGCTACGGGAATCAAAGCTGCGGTAGATTGGTTTGCTGAGGCTACGGGTATTGACTGCGGATGTGAGGCTAGAAAGGAAAAGCTAAACAAGCTGCTCCAGTATAGCCGTGTGGAGTGCTTAGAGAAAAGCGAATATGACTGGCTTACCACTTACTACGCCACCGCTACCAAAAGCCTCACCCCTGAAGCCCAAGACAAAATAGCTACCATTCACGCCCGCATCTTTAACCACAAGCTTTGGAAGCCTTGTACTTGCTCCCCTAAACGCTGGCAGCAAATGATTGATGAGCTTAAAAAAGTGTGGCTGGAATACGAACCACAAAACTAGAGTTATTTAATTGTGAAAGTCAGAGTAAACATACCTGAGTCGCTGGAGGAAATCACCTTAGGCCAGTACCAAAAATGGCTGAGCATTGAGGGGGATGAGGAATTTCGTACCCTGAAGCTCATTGAGATTATGTGCGGTATCACGCTCAAGGAGGTTTCTATGCTCAAGGTTACTGCTATTGGTGAGATAGCCCAGCATCTAGCTGCCATAATCAATGACACGCCTAGCTTTAAAAACCGAGTCAAGCTCAATAGCAAGGACTACGGATTTATCCCCAGCCTAGACGATATAAGCTTAGGGGAATACACGGACATTGAGGACAATATGGGGGACTGGGCTAATATGCACAAGGTCATGGCGGTAATGTACCGACCCGTAGTAAATAAGTTTGGGCAGCTCTATAACATTGAAGACTACGAAGGCACTGCTAAGTATTCTGACACAATGAAGNGCTTGCCTNTGAGCGTTGTATTTGGTGCAGTAAATTTTATTTACCGTTTAGGAACGGAATTGTGCAAGGCTACCCTAGTATCTATGGAGATGGAGATGAAGGCAGCGACCTCTCAGCAATGGGGGGATTTTCTAAACGGTGGGGGTGGTATCACCTCTTCTATGCACTTGCCAACGGAGATGTTACAAGGTTTGAAGAGGTTAGCAAACTTAACCTCACTTTCGCTTTCACTCACGCCACCTATGAAAAAGAGAAAGCTGATATTGAGCGAATCCAATTAGAAAAAGCCACTCGTCAAAAATGAGAAACCTATACCTAGTCCTAGAAAAAGTCAATNAGTATTTGAGCAGTCACCCCCTGATTAGCTCAGTNACNTTTGGGGACATCTTTGATGTAGACCTNAANAAGCAGAGCATCTTCCCCCTTGCCCATGTCATTGTGAACGATGCCACTTTTGAGGGGTCAAGTCTTAACACGGTTTCATTCAATCTAGACATTTTGGTTATGGATATTGTGGATGAGTCAAAGGGAGATATTAGAGATGAGGTAGACCCATTCTACGGAATTGACAATACCCAAGATGTGCTGAATAGCACTCTAGTGGTTCTCAATGGCCTAGCTCAAGAGCTGGTAAAGGGGCAGCTTAATACTGACCTATACCAAGTGCAAGATGCTAGCTCAATTACTTGCTCACCATTCTTAGACCGTTTTGAAAATAAGCTGGCTGGGTGGAATATGAGCGTAAACATTCAGACTGCAAACACGGAGATTTCAGTATGCTAAAGCTGGATAACATAAAGATGGCTTTAGAGAAAGCTGCTAAGGAGGTTGTGCGACAAGCTAAACTAAACTTAGGGGCTACTCAGACTATTATCCAAAATGATGGCAAGGCAAAGCGTAAGCGCATTGATGCTAGTGGTAACCTTAGAAATAGCCTTAGAGCTAGTGAAATAGAAAGCGTAAACGGAGAGCTTACTATTGGCATCCTTATGGACTACTACGGCAAGTTTATAGATAAGGGGGTAAGTGGCACACAATACCAAACACCACAAGAAAGCCCATACTCTTTCAAGAATGAGGGGGTAAGCCCTGAGATGCAATACTCCATATTTCAGTGGATGCGCACAAAGCGCATACGCCTAAGGGATGTGAGTGGCAAATTTAAAAAGGGCAGAATCACCCAAAAGAGCTACGAGAGTTTAGCCTATGTGATAGCTAGAAGCGTAAAGAGAAAGGGTATAAACCAAACGCACTTTATCACTAACCCTTTTAATCTGATGGATAAGCAGCTTCCCGAAGTTCTGCAAAATGCTTTATCCCTAGACATAGAAAACTATTTAGCCTCGCTTAACCAAGTGAAATAATGAGTACACCCACCTTAGGTTATCCCCAAAGTTTTAGGCTGGCACGCAGCCCTATTTTTATCACTGGCAAGAATAACACCCTAGCCAATGATGCCCTTAATGCTATGACCCTAGAGATTAGCACATACACGGGAGCAAAGACCAGCCCCCCAGCTAGTCCTGACTATACGCTTGAGAAAACTTATAGCGTAGAGGAAGTTATCAATTTTGAGTTTTCAGATTTGATTCGGGATGAGTTTTTGCATCCCTTTGGCAAGTATAACATTGTTGCGCCTAGTGCCTCTGAGGTGGGTGAAGTGCTTTGGGTAGTGCCTGAAGGAGAATGGACTTACGAAAATGCTGGGGCTGCTCCAGTAACCGCAGCTTGGGGAAGTGGGACTACCTACGGATTTTTAGTACTAGATGGCTGGACAAAAAGAGGAGAAGCTCAAAACCGCCAATACGAATCTGCCCGACTCACTATTGATAGAACACGCCAAGTATATGCCAGCTATCGTGAGGCGTTGGCTGCTCTCTATTATGCTGGGAATGGTCTAAATGGCTTGCTCTATGTTATTGATGGCACAAACTACTGGTATGACCTAGAAGATAAGCTAGGGTTTGCCAATAACTCTAATGAAAGCCAAAACAAGGTTATTTACATTCCTAGCGGAGTTCTTAATGTGGAAGATTTTGTGGGGGTTGCTCCTACGACCACTTATGAAATTAGCCTACTCACCAACAATGAAGGGGTAGACTACCGCCAGCGGGTATTGGATGATGGAGGCACAATAGAAAGCTGGGGATGTTTGATGAATGCAATAGATGAGCTAGGAGGCCATGACAAGGTTACCCATAATTATGAGGTGATTTGTGAGCCTAAGTATACCCCTTACCTTGTGCAGTATGTAAATCCGCTATGGGGTGAGTGATTACATTACCTTCTTTAAGCGTTCTGATGAAACTGGTAGCTTTACCAATGACTCGTACCAGCGCAGCCTTTATGCTGATGCCTTTACCGAGCCTACTTTCTTAGAGGGTAAATACCAAGATTTTAATATCAATAGCCGAAACTCAATCACCCTAAACACTGGCTGGGTAGAGGAAGCTTACGCTGACATCATTGAAGAGCTAATGATGAGTGAAAAGGTAGCTATTCTTGAGGGGGGTAACTTCAGAGCAGTAAACCCACAAAGAGGAAGTGTAGACTACCAAAAGGAAGTCAATACTCAGAATATCAATTACACGATTACCTTTAATTACGGGCATGACGAGCGTAATCTTATCCGATGAATCAGGTAGACATTTACATAGATAACAAAAGGCTGGACTTGTTTGAGGACGAGCAAATTAGCATTAACCTAATTGCTCAGAATTACAAAGACCCAGCCAAAGTACACACGGACTTTACGCAGTCGTTCACCGTTCCAGCCTCACGGACTAACAATGCTATTTTTAAGCATTACTACCGTGTGGATGTATTCGGGGGCTTTGATGCACGGCTAAGGCAAGACTCACGGATAGAGATAAACTCACTGCCCTTTAGAACTGGGGTAGTGCAGCTGGAGAGCATTGAAATGCACAATACCCAGCCCTATGCCTATTCCCTTACTTTTTATGGGGATGTGGTAAACCTTGCCGACCTCTTTGGGGAGGACTACCTCTATGACTTGGACTTGAGTAACCTTGACCATGACTACGATGGTGCAACTATTCAAAGTGGCTTCAGCCAAAATGCCCTACAAGGGGGGAATGTATTTTATCCTTTGATGAGTCCAGTGAGAAACTGGGTTTATAATGTTGGCAACGCTTCCCCAGCTCACGATGATGATATTTACTATGACACGGCAACTGGTCACCATCACGGAATCAATTACTATGAGCTAAAGCCAGCTATTAAGGTCACTAAGATTTTAGAAGCTATTGAGGATAAGTACGGCATTGTACTTACTGGCTCATTCCTTAGCACCAGCCCCTTTACTAAGTTGTTCCTTTGGGCGCATAGGTACGAGGGTTATATGTATGAGGGTCAGCCTACGGCTATGGCCTATGAGAAAGTCAACTTTAACCACACGGCAGCCCCTACGCCTGACTATTTTGACCTAACCACTGACACCTTTACTCCTGAGGGGGTTACTGGTAGTGGGGACATTTATGACATTTACTTTGATGTAGATATTCCAGCTTACACGGATGACTATTATTTAGCGGTCATTAAAAATGGGGTAGTCATATCTGAGCAGCTTCTTAATGGAGCGCAGACTGGGACATTTGAAGACATCCCCATTACCAATTACTTTGACTCAGTACATATAGGCATTAAGCCTACCACAAATGCACCAATGGTCTACCAGTTCTATCAGTGTACATTCACACGAAATACTGGCAGCCAACTTCAAGCAGATGTAGACCAAACGCTAACGGCTACCTATCAGGGGGCTAAGGTTGAAGTAAGCTCTTTGATGCCTGAGATTAAGGTGGCTGACTTTTTGGCTGGCATTATCAAAATGCACAACTTGGTAATGATTCCCAGCACCCCTACCTATTTCACCTTGTATACCCTAGATGACTGGTATGCTGCTGGGGTGGATAGGAATTACCAAAGCCACATAGATGACAAGGCCATAGATATTAGAGTTCCTGAGCTTAATAGGCGCATTGAATTTAAATACCAAGACACGGAACAAATCTTGGGTTATGAATATCGCAGAGCTAACGCTACTGGATATGGTGACCTTAGGGCTGACTTTAATTTTGATGGGGATGAGCTAAAGGTAGAGCTTCCTTTTGAGTCTGCCCTTTTTGAGAGGTTGTACAATTATGGTCAGCACGGGGGAACTACTGCTGGCCTTAGCAATGTCCTAGTCTACAAATCCCAAACGCGAGAGTTTGACACGGACTTTGAGAACCGCCTTCAGAAATATGTGGGTAGCCCTATTTTAATTTATGGAGAGTTTTCTCTAGACATATCTGCAAACCCGCTTGGCTTTATTGATGAGAACGGCACGCTCCAGCCCCCAGTAGATGAGGTTTGGTATGCCAACACTTCAAGCACCTCAATAGGAACTGGCCTAGCCTACTCTATTAACTGGGGTGCTGACATTGACCCATTCTACTTGACCTCAGTAAACAAAAGCCTTTACCAAACATACTGGAAAGACTACATTGAGGACTTGTATAGCACAAATCGTAGGGTTTACTATTTGGATGCCATCTTACCTATTGGTGAAATCCTAAAACTAGACCTGAACGACAAGCTTATTTGGAATAACACTAAATGGATTATTAACTCAGTTCAGCTCAACCTAACTACTGGCAAGGCTAAACTAGAGCTACTGAACGACATTCAGCCAGCTCCAGT